CATCCAACCTCCGTATTTCCACCGACAAGTTCCAATACTTCGACGTTAAGCACGTCACAAACGAAATGGACGGCTGGTACTTCAAAGACCGCAAGCTCAATGTGTTTGCTGCAATTGACTTTGCTTTTTCCACCAAGGCAAAGGCGGATAGCACTGCTATTGTGGTTGTTGGTATGGATAGCGAGTCTAACATCTATGTACTGGATATTGATAGGTTTAAGAGCGATAGGATTAGCGATTACTTCAATGCTATCCTGAGAATGTACATGAAGTGGGGCTTCCGTAAGATTCGATGTGAAGTCAGTGTTGCGCAGCAAGTGATTGTCCGTGACCTTAAAGACAACTATATAGCCCGTCAGGGGCTGAATCTGATAGTGGACGAGTATCGCCCAAGTCGTCACGAAGGTAACAAGGAGGAGCGCATCGCCGCAACCCTCGAGCCTAAGTATGACAATCAGAAAGTGTGGCACTGCAAAGGGCATCATACAGCCGCCTTGGAAGAGGAGCTGATGCTAGAGAAGCCACCACATGACGATATTAAGGATGCCTTAACAGCTGCTATTGACGTAGCCACTCCACCGCTACGCCGAGGAAACAAGATGAAGAAGACAAATGTATTACATTTTAATAGCCGATTTGGAGGCGTAGCCGCATGAGCGTTAAGGTAGCAGAAATCAAGAACATCCTACAGCCTCACTCGCTTGCGTCTGAGATTGCGTATATGTGGGATAATCTATCCACACAGCGCCAATCGTGGGTGGCTGAGAAGCAGGAGCTGCGTAATTACATCTTTGCCACAGACACGACAAAGACCACTAATGCACAGCTTCCGTGGAAGAACAAAACCACAATCCCAAAGATTTGTCAAATCCGAGACAATCTCCATGCCAACTACGCTTCTGCCCTGTTCCCTAATGATAATTGGTTTAAGTGGGAAGGCCACAGTCGGGATGCTGTAACCAAGAAGAAGCGCCAAACCATCGAGGCATATCTGGGCAATAAGCTCCGCCAAAGCGGATTTCGCTCGGAAGTGTACAAGCTTCTGTATGACTTCATTGACTACGGCAACGTCTTCTGGGACATTGTGTACATCAACGAAAAGCACACAGACTCAGATGGGGCAGTGATTCAGGGCTACCGAGGCCCTAAATTACGCCGGATTAGTCCGTATGACATTGTGTTCAACCCACTGGCTTCAAGCTTCAAAGACAGCTATAACATCGTCCGAACCCTAAAAACTGTTGGTGAGTTGAAATGGGAGCTTGACAATATGCCCGAATTAGGGTATAATAAGGATGTAATTGGGGAGATAGATAAATATCGCAAAACCCTAGGGGCTTACGCCACAGAGGATGTATCCAAGGCAGCTGGCCTTTCCGTAGACGGATTTGGCAACTTCTATGACTATCTGCAAAGCGGATATGTTGAAATCCTAGAGTTTGAAGGCTCAATCAACAACAAAGACTCTGGCGAATACCTCCAGAACGTCCTGATTACGGTTGTAGACAGGTCGAAGGTAGTGCGAGTTGTTCCCATGCCCTCGTGGATGGGCAAGACTACTAAGGGCCACGTTGGTTGGAGGATGCGTCCGGATAACCTTTACGCTATGGGCCCACTGGACAATCTGGTGGGGATGCAATACCGCATCGACCATCTGGAAAACCTCAAGGCTGACGCAATGGACTTGGCTGTACATCCGCCTCTGGCGATTACAGGCAATGTCGAGGAGTTCACTTGGGGGCCAAACGCTGAAATCATCATTGGTGAGGGCGGAAACATTCAGGAGCTTGGCAAGAGTTTGCAGGGCGTAATTGCCGCTAATAACGAGATTGCCATCCTTGAACAGAAGATGGAAGAAATGGCGGGCGCTCCTAAGCAGGCTATGGGCATACGCACACAGGGTGAGAAAACAGCCTACGAAGTGCAGACGCTTGAGCAAGCTGCTTCTCGAATCTTCCAGAACAAGATTACGCATTTTGAGATTGAATGTGTTGAAGATGTTCTTAACAAGATGTTTGAATCTGCTCGTCGTAACATGGACGGGGCTGACTTAATCCGAGTGATTGATGACGACCTAGGCGTTATGCAGTTCATGGAGATTAGCAAGGAAGATATCACTGCTTCTGGACAGCTACGCCCCATTGGTGCTCGACATTTTGCAGCTCAAGCCACCATAGTTCAAAACATTAGCAACTTCTACCAGTCGGCTGTAGGCCAAGACCCATCAATTAGGGCTCACATTTCTGGCAAGGCAGTGGCTAAATTGTTTGAAGAGTTTCTTGGATTGGATAGGTTTGCCCTGTTCCAAGATAATGTTCGAGTGTTTGAAGAAGCTGAAACTGTTTCTTTGTCTCAGCAAGCTAACAAACAATTGCAAGAAGAGTACGCTACTGACCCTAACCTGTCCGCCGAAGATGAAGCGGCTGTCTTATCACAAGGATTTTAAAACATGGCAACTAAACGTCCCTTTATGAAAATGTCCCCTGCCGTAAGCAAGGGCTTGAGTAAGGCTAATAATGCTCCAGCTCGTACATATGGAGCCAATCCCAAAAGCGCTAAAGGCTTGGGCTCAGGCAAAGGCTTGCCTGTTACAAGCACTGGCCCTAAAGCAAATGTAGGCGCACAGAACGCAAAGAACGCTGCTCGTGCAGGCCGCAAGGCTGCCAATCCTAAGTCGCTTCGTAGTGCTGTAAGTCAGCGCCTGATGACGCAGGCTGAGGCTGTTGAACAGGCTACAGTGAAACGTGCTGGTGTTCAGGCAAAGAATGCAGCTGCACGCTCTTCGATTCCGGCTAACAAAGCGATGGTTCCGAGTGGTTCTAGTAAAGCACTGGTGCCATCTAAGGCCACTAGCACTGCCGGTAAGGGCATTGCTAAAGTGGCTGGCGCTAAAGCCGTAGGCAAGGTTGCCGCTAAGGGCGTAAGCAAAGCTATTCCTGCTGTCAGTGCTTTCACTACTGGCTACGCCATTGGCACTGTGTTAAATGAAACTTTTGATTTGAGTACAAAGATAGGCGATTACACTGACCGAGTTACAGGACGGGCAAAACAGATGGAACAGTCTATGACTACCACTCCCCGTGGCGGTGCTGGCTCTGGCGGTCGTCCTAAAAATGGTGGTGGTGGTGGTGGTAAATCTGGTGCTCCGGCTGCAGCGGCTCCTGCTGTTACAAAGCCAGCTGCTTCGGTTGCTAAACCAGCTGTTGTTAAAAAGGCAGCTCCTAAAGATGCCCCTAAGACAAGCACTTATGGTGATGATAGCCGCGCTCAACACGAAAGCTTCCGCAAAGAATTAGAGGCTGGTGGCGGTCGTGCCGCTTGGAGTATGAGCAAGCAAGCCGAGGCTGGCGGAGCAAAGGTTGAAATCTCTAAGCCATCATCGGGCACTACTCTCAATGCAGAGTTGGACAAGTTTCAAGCTAGTGGTGGTAAAAAGATGAAGAAAGATGTTCAAATTGGTGCTATTGCTGGACGCAAAGAAGGCAAGTGGCACTTGGGCAAGAAGGCTGGTAAGGGCTAATGCAACTCTCTTGGCTAAAGGGGGCAAAGACCCCCGAAGCAAAGAAAGAACGTAAGGCAATTATTCAGGCAGCAAATCCTGCCATGCAAGTGTTAAAAGAGATTCTTGAAGATGAATTAAACAATTTGGAGGACAACGAGTTAAAAAGTGAAATGTACAATACGTCCAATTGGGCGTACTTACAAGCCGATATTAACGGCGCTAAACGAACTTACCGAAAGGTAATTGACCTATTACCAATTGAGGACTCCAAATGACTGAACAAGCCCTTTTTGCCGAAGGAACAGCGACCACTGAAACTACGGCATCCCCCCAGACAACGCAGCCATCCTTACCAGAGGAAGTCATGGCACTAGTTGGAGCTGGAAAGAAGTACGCAACACCAGAAGATGCTTTGAAAAGCGTTCCACACTCTCAAGCGCATATTGCTCGTCTTGAACAGGAAATGAAAGAGCTCAGGGAACGAGCAGCGCAATCCAAAGCTATTGATGATGTGTACGAAGCACTAACATCACGACAACAAAATGAACAGCCAGTTACCGCTAGCGCTCCTATTGTTGACGAGCGTTTCATTGATGCAGTGCTTGAGCGTAAGCTCGAAGAACAACGGCGAGCAGAAGAGAAGCGAGTTAATCTAGGCAAGGTTAAAGATACATTGGTTGCTAAGTTTGGTGATAAGGCTCCTGACGTTTTCAAGAAGAAAGCAGAAGACCTTGGCATTAACGAAAGCTTCCTCACTGACCTTGCAGCTAAATCTCCTGTAGCGGCTCTCGAACTATTCGGGGCAAATGCCAAGGAAAAGGTAGCTACGGCAGTGTCTAGCGGCTCAATCAATTCGCAAGCCCTTGTCCAAAACCAACAACCTGTATTGCCTAAAGCCGTAATGGCTGGCGCTTCAACATCTGATTTGTTGAGTGCTTGGCGAGCAGTTAATCCCATGAACAATCAATAAGGAAAACATATGCAAATTACTTCCAATACACAGGCTTTTATCGAAGCCCAGCAGTATTCGCAGTTCATTCTTGCTAATCTGCATGACGGCCTGCTGCCGTCCACATTCTACCGTAACGTAAGTGACTTTCCGGCTGGTACTCAGCTGAACATCAAGGTCGTTGGCGCAGCCACCATCCAAGATGTTGAAGAAGACAAAGCCGTCACCTACAACCCGATTGACACCTCGACCGTCCAGCTGGCTATCACCGACTACATTGGTGACGCTTGGTATGTTTCGGACGTTCTGCGTCAAGACGGCGCTCAAATCGAACAGCTTATGGCTATGCGTGGTGTTGAATCCACTCGTGCCATTCAAGAGGACTTCGAGTCCAAGTTCCTGCGAGTTTGCGGTATTACAGCTCAAACACCTGCCAACCGTAACGTCATCAATGGTTTCGACCATCGTTGGGTTGCTGACTCGGCTGCCGATGACAGCTATAAGATTGGCCTGAGTGACTTCATCGACATGAAACTGT